TAATCATAATCACGTTCTAATACTGTTACCCAACCGAAGCGTTGGTTAGTCAAATCATTATATCGCATATACCATCTCCCATATTTTGTATTCTCATTATTAGAGTGTTGGGTGTAAATTAAAATGTTAATTTTTATTTTTTAATTATAAAATTTTTTCAACGGCATAACCATTCTCAGTAGTATATACAATAGTACCAATTTTTAATGCTTTTGCCGCGGCAAAACAAGAGGGGCAACATCTCGCCATTGCTGGTTTCCCATTATTATATTCACGATAAATGTATAAAATAACTTTTGAGAAATCAATATCAAGATATTTAATTTTACTTAAGCACATTTGCTCTGCGTGCAATTTATGTGGGTAATCTTTATCCTTACATTGAAAACGATAATGGTTATATTTCATTTGATCAGTATGAGTACGATCGGTATTCCATCCTTTGGACAAAATTGTTCCCTTATAAACTGCTAAACAACCAACATGTACACGTTTATGAATACTATAAGTAGAGTTGTTACTTGCATTTTTAGCTAACTTTAAAAAATGCTTATGATTCATTTTCTCACCTCTTAATAAAATTATATCATAATTTTAAAATAAGTCAAATACTTAGAATTTGAGGTGATGTGATATGAAAATTCGTGTAAAAATCACGACCAATGAAAATATGAATTATTATGGATGTGAAAAGAACACCATTAAAGAGATAGATTTAGAAGAATATGTTGCTATTGTTGTAGCATCAGAGATGGGAAATGCGCCAGAAGAAGCACTGAAGGCGCAAGCAATTGCATCTCGTTCATATGCATGCGCGCAGGGAGTATTAAGTGGTAAAGTAATTACTGATACCGCCACAAAAGCTCAGGCTTTCCGCGCCCCAAGATGCAACTATAAGAATTGCTAGGCCGCAACTTAGGCTACTGCCGGGCAGGTATTGATGTATGGCGGCAGATATGCCACCACTTATTTCTGTCATTCTAATGGTGGCCGCACCTATTCCAGTGAAGAGGTGTGGGGCGGTAAACGTAATTACTTAGTCGCCCGCAAAGATGAATGGACAACAGAAAAGAAAAATGGACATGGTGTTGGCATGTCACAAGTTGGCGCTATCGCCGCAGCGAAACAAGGTATTAAGTTTAGGGATATACTTAGCTTCTATTATCCTAAGACTACATTATAGCAAATTGAAATGTCATTAGAAGATCAAGAATACGTCCGCAAGGTACTTGAGGACGTTAAAGTAAGGGTATAGCTTGCTATGGAACAATTAAAAGAGGGACTCGAATGAGTCCCTCTTTATTTTTTTTTTTTACTCTTCTACGCCGTTTACGTACTCTTCGATTTCCTCAGCCAGAACTTCCTGCTTCTCGTCAATATCAAGACCGAAGTCATTGAACTTGTCGATCATTTCGCCCAGCCGCTTATCAATCGTACGAACCAGCTTGTTCGCACGTCTGAAGAAGCTCTTATAGCACTTGGTCTTCATTCTGGAGTAAGCGATCTTACGACCAATCTCTTCGTTCCAAGTGTCTTCAGGCGCACATACTGCCTTACCACGGAAAGAATCCGGCATATATAGTTCGTTCATACGATCAATCGCGAACCAAGTATCGAAGTCCTTCCATCTAAGGTTGGCTCTAATGAACTCTAGAAGCATATCGGCAGTATCTTCGTAAACGCATACAACCGTACGATTCGCTTCATCCACGTAGAACTTACAATCCGACATCTTAATACCATACTTTTTCATTTTTCTTTTCCTCACTTTATTTCATTTATTGTTGTTTCTACCATTTGGTAATACATAGTTTCAATATATTGTTTCTTACATGTTGGACAAGTATAATACCAACTTCTACTTATTGTAGAATCATCAAAAATACTCATATCCTCTTCATAATTATCAATGTTCATTTCGACTTTACAATTAGGGCAATTCATCTATCTCACTCCTTATATTATAATTATAACATAATTTTATAAAAAGTCAAATAATTAATTTCGCATCCACTTTTGAACGCCGCAGTATTGGCATTGACGTAATGTTTGCATACGCCCACGATAAATTACTATCCATCTATGTTTGCAGCGTTTCCGCCGCAGCCATTCAATTATCTTCATATTTAAAAATTTCTATTTCATCCAAGCAGCGCCGATACCCAAAGGAAGCGCCGCAATTCATACATTTACATTTAGTAGTAGAACTATTTCTATCGGGATTAATATTTATACCATCTTTCCAGATAGGCGGATAATAAACTGCGGTAGTTGCAGTATATTCTTCCATATAATATGACATACCACAATTAGGACATATAATATTTCCGTTCATTTTATTTCCTCGTTACTATATATAATGTACCATAATAGTTATAACCATTAGGGTAAGGTCTTTTTTCTTTTGTGATGGTTAATAGATTATTCTCTACAATATGCTCTGCTAGCCGCTGAGTTAGTTCTTCTTTAGCCAATTCATCTGCTTCTTCTTCACCAAAAAGACCGTCTACTGGCACAGTAATACCAACTTTAACAGGTATTGTTGAATAAGTTCGCTGTATAATCTTCACTTTATCATGTGAAGTTATTTGTACAGTTCCGCCCAGCCATTCAATAATCTTTCTCTTCAGCTTATTCATAATCAACCTCAAAGTTGAATGTATCCAGCGGCTGCAGTTTGAAGGCATTCTTCCGATGCATAGCATCAATAATATCCTTAGTCTTCTTTTCAGCAATACCGGTACGGATGTACTTATTCAGTTCTGCATAAGTAAAGCCAAGTTTTTCTTCATCAGTTTTGCCGCACAGACCATCGCTAGGAGTCTTATGAACAAGTTCGTAAGGCAGACCAAGCGCATCGCCGATCGCCATTACTTCGTCAGTAGTCAGTTTACCCAGCGGGCTAAAATCACCAGCACTGTCGCCATGCCATGTGCTGTAACCAATCCAGTCTTCACTAAGATTGCACGTATTGATAACAAAGGCGTTACCAAGCGTCTGCGCCACCAAGTACAGCATAGTCATGCGGATTCGCGCAGGCATATTAATTTTCGCATCTTCAGACAGTTCTCTGTTCATGCCCGCAATACCTTCAAGTTTACAAGCATTCGTAATGCCCTTGATGTTCAGCGGCACATGGTTAATACCAAGATGCTTAATGACTTTCATACTGTCGTCAATATCAGCCTGTTCACCATCGGGCATAGTGACGCCCCAAACGCGTTCAGGACCAACAGCTTCCGCGCACAGTGCCGCTACAACAGTAGAGTCCTTGCCGCCAGAGATACCGATTACACACTTAGAGTTAGGACCGAACCAATCCATCTTGTTGCGGATCCATTCAACTGCCTTATCCTTAACATAATCTGCATCAAACCATTCACTATATCCGTCAAAATTCATATTATTCTCCTCTCTCGATCCTAAACTTAATTGCTTCTTTCAAATACTGTGCATAGCTATCATCCTGGCACATTGTTTTGCCAGGCGCATCACTAATCTTCGCAACCGGCCGGCCATTTACATACTGCAACTTGATTACGATATTAAGTGCATCTACATCAGTGTTGTTCGTGCAGTAAGTGCCAATGCCGAAAGACACTTTAGTTTCATCCTTGAAGTAATCGTATAGCTTCTGTGCCTTCTCGAAGTTAAGGCTATCACTAAACAGAAGTGTCTTTGTCTTAGGATCAATGTCATACTTCTTGTAGTGGGCAATCATCTTTTCGCCCCACTCATAGGGATCGCCGCTGTCATGGCGCACACCAGTAAAGTTATTAGACATAGATCTATCAAAATCCAGCAGGAACAAGTCAGTAGTCAGAGTATCTGTAAGAGCAACACCATTATCGCCGCGATACTCTTCATACCAGTCCTTCATGGCATAATAGTTACCATAAGCTACCGGAATCTTAGAAATACCCTGGTACATTTCTACGTATTCATGCGCGTAAGTACCAACAGGAATCAAATCATATTTCATGGCAAGATACACATTAGAAGTACCTACCATATTAGGAACTTCATTCTTGAGCGTCCGCACAACTTCTTCCTGCCATTCGCGACTCAGCCGTCTACGGCAACCAAATTCCGCAAACTTGAAGGTGTAATCACCATTCTTGAATTTTAGGATTTCATTCCATAGGCGAGCACGCGCAGAAGCAACCAGAGTTTCATAATCATATTGGAACTTGAAGTATACTTCGTTAATAATCTCCAACAGGTAGATTTCAAATTGCATACAAGAGAAAATCGGCCCAGTAACTTCTACTACAAGCGTTCCATCTTCTTTAAGTCCTGCTCTTACATAGTCCCGAATGGGGCGCCACAGCCGCAAAAACTCAACATAGTCATCCTTAATAAAGCGAATCCGCCGCAGATAATCAAGTTCATCCTTCTGAAAAACCAGAGTGCAAAGATGGTCAATCTGCTCATTGATTTCATCCAGCATTTCCTGCGTGAACTTCACATCCTCGTTACGGCACTTAAATAGGTAAGTACCATACAGATTAGTATGCTTGTGGAAAATGACTTGATCCATATTAAACTTATACAGGTCAGTGTCCAACAAGGAAATGATAATCGGCTTAAGCTTCATTCTTATCCCTCTCTTTCAGCTCTTCAAAGGTCACAATCTTACCCTGGCAGCTTGCCATAACTTTCAGCGCTGCTTCATGCAGTTCGGGTGTTACGCCCGCACAGGCATCCTTCACAACGTAAATCGGCATTTCTGGGAATGTCGCTTTAAGGATTTGAAAGTTCGCGCTTACACAAATATCAGTGCAAAAGCCGCAAATCCAAATTTCATCAACAAATTTTTCTTCAATGGCATTCTGCCAATCAATATATCCAAACGTACTTTTCGTCAGATAATAAATTGGAAGCTCTTGTTCATCATCCATTATTAGGCTAGGATTCACATACCATCCATCTGTATTAAATACAGTATGAAGCACCGGAAGATTCTTACCTTCCTGCGTATCAAAGTATTCATCAGCGATGTGTGTATCCATAGTATGGATAACCGCGCCTTCATTCTTTACAACGTATTCTTTCAGCTTACGAATTGTAGGTAGAGCTGCAACTGCATTCTTATTACCCAATGCACCAATAGTAAAATCGTTCTGGGCATCAACTATAATGGCTAAGACTTTTTTCATACTTCTTGCCTCCTCTTCTTTCTGTAAATATTATAATATAATTTTAAAAAAATGTCAAATAAAAAATGAGGCATGTTTTCGCATGCCTCGCCGCTTTGTATTTTAATTGATAAACAACATTAGGTAGTCTGGCTCAAGGCCAAGGTTATCCCGCATAATATCTTCCGCAAGGTCGAGACTGCCATTAAAGAATGCTTCTTCTAACTCAAGTGCGGTTCCTTCTACTAAATTCTGTGCTTCGTTAACACTAATGTTATCCCGCTCAGAAATCATACTTACCAATTCCTTAATACTATTTGGCATTATATCCCTCCTTACCAACTTATCCTATACATCTTAACTTCATCTTCATATTGCATAGGAGTAACTGTATAGCCTAGCGCTTCAAACGCTTTAATTACATTATCACTCATTTTACCTGCATAGATAAACGATGTGCCGCCATTTTGAATACAGTCCCAAATACGAATCTCAATATGCTTATGTGTAGAAAAATCTTGTGCGGTTATAAGGTGTGCAACCGCACGAGCTTCTTGCGCTGTTAGCATGTACTATATTGGTCAAGAAGCCAGTAATATAGTTTGAGAAAATAATCTCGTTCTTCTACACATTCTTTTAGATCTGCGTTATGGTCTGCTCCGTATTCCCGCAAAGCATCTATAATAATCTTTAAATCTTTCTTCTTCATCTGAAGAAGAACCGGCGTGTTATATTTTTCGCATACATGCGGCAGGAAATGAAGTTCCTCGCAACAATTCTTACAAATCATCGTCATGTCACATTCTCCAATAGCTCAATGCTTCGTACCATAAATTTATTCCAAGTAGCATTATTCACATAATATGTTGCCTGTCCATAAACAACATCAACCGCATCACATAGCTCTGTACCATCCGCTTCAATGGTAGTAGTGTAAACTGTAGCATCGTCAGGCTTTATAAAATGTACAATTGCAAGCCATTTTCTATTTTTTCCAAGGTCCATCAATTAGTTGCCCTCCCGATTATCATCGCGGTTTTCCCAATCTTCTTTCAGTTTACTGCCCGCAAGAGTAAAATATAATGATATAATAGCCATTACAGCGATACCGCCGCCAAGAATCCACCACATAGTTACCTCCAAATCAAGCCCCATTTAGGCTCATTATTATTATCAAACTTCCAGAAAAGACGAACCATATCACGACTCATACTCTTTACTGTATGGCCGCAGCTTTCACATTCAATATACCAAGGAAATAATTCTTCATCATCATCAAGTATGTGATGAATTTCGTATCCATGCGAGCCGCACTTCGCGCAATACATATCCCTATTAAGCGCAGTCTTAGATTCAACTTCCTCTGTTACAATCTTCTTCATACTTATTTTCTTCCTTCCATAACTCAAGTACCAACTCTTCATAGTTCGTAAAGACGACGCCGCAGAATGGACACTAAACTTTCATCGATGTAAAACTCATTTGACAATTTCCGCATCGAAAACCGCCACTAGTTCTTTTTAGGTTCGAGACGTGAGACACGTAAACATGGGACATTCTTATCTTCACCCAACTTATAATTTCTAAATTTCTGTAGACGTTCTCTGTCTACATACTTCATATCATAAATCATATCTTCTACAATAGGACGCGGCTTTATATGGTCTTTATATTCTTCTGCCCAGTCCTTAAGCCGCTGCATATGATCATTATGTGACATACCACTAGTTCTACGATGGCATAAAATTTCATCTTTACGTTCTCCGCAATGGATACAAACATATGGTTCCTTAATCCAAACCTCAGAAGTTTCACCAGAATATTGGTCTTCGATATACCAGGGAAAGTCCTGCCATGTATGTGTGCAGGCTTGCGGCTGAAACTCAATAACAGTGGTAGGTTCCACGTCCTTCTTTTTCCTAAACCAATTCATATTCCATCTATCTCCTTTACATTAAAATTATATTACAAATTTTACAAAAAGTCAAGTAATAAAATTGTACGTGAACGCTACACTCGCTGTCCACTGTCGCTGCGCTCCAGTGGCCGCTCATTGCGCGTTTTTCGGGGCTGTCCCTAACGGGACAGCGCCCGAGAGCTGGGAAGGAGGGAACGCTCAGTTAAGTGATTTGACTTGGCGGACAAATGCCATTGCTTCCTCTTTTGTACTATAAACTTTATATATTCGCGGGTTTGTATCAGTGTCCGGCCGCACCTATAACACAGGCAAACCCCACTCCAGCTCCACCCACATAACCGCATACCAATTCTCATTAATCTTAAACACATATTCCGCGTGCTACCTATCCCACGTATTAAAATGCGAATATCTATCAACAATAAATGCCATTTTTATCACTCCGAAAATTTTCACAGTAGCCACACCATACCCAAATAAACATCATAAACTGATAAAAGAGAGGAAGAAAACTACTAATAGACTGATGCGAACTTGAAAGTAGACCCTCCAACGTATTACAAGTAATGTATCGTGGATTTTTGGATAGGAGGGGCTAGATTTTAGGTGCGTGCGCCAAATTTCAACTTTTGTCAAATATTTAATTAAATAAAAATAAAATTTAAATTTTCTTCTTTTTTTATATTATATCACAGAAAATTCGTGTTTGTCAAATGTTGGACTAGTAGTCGGACTAATAGTTGGACTAGTAGTTGGACTATTAGTTATATTATATATATAATATATATATACGGAAGTGAGTATTTTTTTTGAGTACTATATAGGGGGGAGGGGGTACTCAAAAAAATGACTCACTTTTAATGAAAATAAAAAAATTATTTTAAGAAAAGAAAATGAAATTAGAATCTGATTCTTTTTCTTACAATTATTATGCAAGAATTAGATACTTGACAAAAGTATAAATTCGTGATATAATTTTAATGTAAAATGGAGGTGGTTTAATGACTACGGTTACGGATTTAGCTATTTCAGAAAAATTATTTTTTCGCCGCGGCCTTTATAATATTATAGATTGCGGTACTCGAACAGGTAAAACTTATTGGGCAGTAAATAATTTATAGGAGTATACAAGGGACGGGAGGTTGTTTCGGGTTCTCTATCTTGTAGATACTAATTCGCTAAAGGATTAGATTTTACAATCATATTCTGAGACATGCGCAGACGCGGATGAGTTTTGGGAAAAGCCCAGCTTATGGGGTGAGACTAATAATAAAATTGGAATAATGTGTTATTAGAGATTGGGTCAATATGTAATACAAGGACACTTGGATTTCCTACAAAATATTGATGTTATTTGCTGGGACGAATGCGATTCAATTTTTGATTTTGCAACCGCAGCTTTTACGAAAGCGCGGAAAACGGACTTTGCAAGAAAGGATGTTTCCAACGCGGAAATTCTATCAATTATACAACAATATTCAAGTAAGAAAGACTATATGCCTTTGATACTGTTAGGTGAGTGGGAGAAGATTGTTAATCAAGGTAGGATATTATGTATTGGATTATCCGCGTCTCCCGAGCGAGCACGTACGTTCTATTCCAGCTTAGTTAGCGCAAGTAATCAAGGTAAGTTAGAAGCAGGATATAGAATCGCAGCTGATATATATTTTACAAATATATTAGATCATATTCAGAAGTTACAGCCGGAGCCTGGCCGCGGATATTGGTGCTACTCACCTTATATTGAGCCAAACTAGGGGATTGTTGCGGCTGCGAAGAATCGCGGCTTCAATGCCATAGAACTCCATTCGTTGAACAATACTGATAAACCTATGACAGAAGAACAGCAGCGTGTATATAATGTTATCGTGGCCACTGGTATGGTGCCGCTAGAATATGATTTTGTTGTGGTGAATAAAGCGTTGGCGCGCGGAATTAACATCGTGGATCGACGCTTTGATAATGTTATTATTGACAGCTTTGACGCGGCGGACCGTATTCAAGCAGCTCGTCAGACCTTTGAATATCAGCGGCATTTAAAAACTTTCGCGCAAGAAATACCAGATCGCTGGTTAAATAAATGGCTAACGATTCCTGAGTGTCGCGAACTAGCGGAATATATGCAGGTTCCAACCATTGATAAGAATGGTAAGCATGGCGGTTCTATTATGACATGGAACGCACTTAAGGATTGCTTACCAGCTATTGGATATACAGTAGAACAAAAGAAGCGTCGTTGCGATGGAAAGCAACAGCAAATGTGTTATATTACTGGTGAATGGCATGATGCGGAAATAAAAGATAATCAATTCTTAGCTTTAGTGGAAGCAAAACAGGAGTAGCTCGAATGAGCTACTCCCTTTATTTTTTACATAAAAGAAATGAGCCGCCATCCAACGCGATAGCGGCTCTGCTGTACAGCATTCCCAAGGTTATTATATAGGGCCTCCGGCGGGTGAAAACGGTAAAGAAAGGAAGCCTTCGGCCCTTGGTGCCAAGCACAAGTCATGACCTCATGCTCGGTATATGGGGCTTGCGCCCCAGCGAATTAGCCCTTGGTGTAATACTTTTTACCCTTGGGGTTCTTCTCGTCCTTGCGGACTTCCACGGAAAGTAGACCCTGGTCAACCAGACGCATTGCGCTGGAGCCAACTGCCATAACGGTTACATTCTCAGCAACCTGTCCATTTAGGGCAGAGAGAATGTCAGTGGCAGTATAGTCAGTGAAGGAAGGTAGACCGGCGATCTGAGCATCGAGTGCCTGACGGCGCGCTTCAGCTTCAGGATTAGGGCCCTTTTCCTTTACAGGCTTATTTGCCTTTTCGGCTTCGCGGAGAGCAACCTCTGCTTCATATGCCTTATAGGCTTCCTTTGCGGCTTCAAAATTGAAAGCTTTGTGGGTCTTGGTGTCCTTTGCAAGGGCGGTGCCAACTGCGATCTTCGCATAGCCGTCCGCGGTGGGAACGACGATAAAGTTGGTCTTGTTCACACGGCACATCACGGCGCCGGGGATGTTTAGGATAGTCGACAGAATTTCAGCATTCGTCATAATTTTCCTCCTTTTTCACACAATTTTAATTTACGGCGGATTGCGAACCGCACAAATTTTTTTCTTTAGTTCCCCTTGGAACATCTTTATTATAGCAGAATTTTCACTTTTTGTCAAGTATTTATTTCTGCTATTTTTTGAGAAACTATATTTTTTTCTCTTTACATCTATATTATAGCCGAAATTTGACAAAAGTCAAATGTTTGCGGAATAAAATTTATTATTTGACTTTTTCCAGCTTATTTTGCCAAAAAATTTCGGTGCGACGGAAAGTCGGCTTGCGGCCGGTTTCCAGCTCCTCGGCAAACATTACACCATTGCAGCTTTTCGCAAGCCAAAAATCGGTGGCGTAAAATTAAAATTACCAGCTTATAAATCAATATTCATTTCAAAATTCCATTTTGTAATTTCCCAGCTTATTTACACAATTCCAGCTTTTCCAGCTTATTTGAACGCGGCGCTGCGGGCGCGAGGCGTCCACGGTTTCAGGATAACGCTTACAGTATAAGGCGCGGAGTACGCAAATCCGAACGTAAAATGAAATTGCGTACCGATAGTTGGTAAGCACACGAACTATATATTTGTCAAGAGAAAAAATTAGGTGTTCAACACCTAATAAAAATAGGAAGAGGATTATTCATCCTCTTCCTCTTCTTCTTTAGGTTTAGTACCTTTGACTTCTTGTTCTTCAATGAACATAAATTCATCAAAATAGGTACACAGATCGTTCATAGAAAGGTCCGGATTTTCGGCTTTAAGGTCATCATATACATCCATAATAAACCGATTATTACGGCAATATGATTCTCCGGCTTTAAATGCTTCTTCTTTGTCCCAATAAACGCCTTCGATTTCAAATGCTCCATCGAAAACCTGCGGATTAGGATTAATCATCAAAACATAAACTTTCATTTTTCTTCTTCCTTTCTTAACCATTCATAGATATTACAATCTTTTAAAAATTGCAAACCTTTTTTAGAAAATACTTTTTTTTCTTGGTTGGCGACAGTTTCAAGCACAATACGCTGAAGGGGAGTAATATGAGTAGTTCCCCAAAAGGCTAATCCGTTATCTCCATAAGTCATTAAGGAAATACGAATCCATCCCCTATTTATCAACACTTGGTCAGGTCGCCCATCGTTATTGGAAATACCGAAATGTTTAAGGATGCTTCTTGCTTCGTCAAGATGAGCGTGGTCTTTACATTCTATTAGAGTTCCATCCGGTGCTAACCACCCTATATAATCCATACTTCATCTCCTTTCGTCTGTATAATATCATATAATTATTGGAAAGTCAATGTAATACTTTAGGTGTTTAACACCTAAATATGTTTAAAAAAATGAGTAAGGCCGAAGCCTTACTCATTTGTCACATTCTTTTTCTGAAGGCGAACCCAGTTAATCAAACCGATGATTGCCATAATCAGATAGATAGACTTCTTTGTGAGGTATACAGGGTCGAAGTGCTGAATATACATTGCCACGGCAACAATATCAGTAATCAACCACCAACCATACTGTTCACGATAGCGAAGCATCTGAAGGGCAGTTGCTACAAGTCCGATTGCTACGGTTGCGGCATCAAGCCAAGCAACATTACCGCCGACCTGTACAAGAATATAATGGTACAGAATCGTCATAGCACCAACCAAACCAACACAAAGGGCGTTCTGTCCGAGTGTCAGTTTCTTTGCCTTAGTCAGTTTCTGATCGTCCGGGTCACGATGCTTTACCCAGAAATACCATCCGGCAATGTTCGTAGGAAGATAGAAAAGCATTTCAAGTGCAAACGTACCATAGATTTTCCAATACCACAGATACACGGCATACACAAGCGTGTTTACGATACCGAAAACATAGTTTGCGATGTTCGCTTTCGCACAGAAGAAAATACATACCACACCACAGATAGCACTGAAAAAGTTAATCACGGTCAGCCAGGGCGGATTGCCATTGGGATTCGGATTAACGAAGGCGCTGACCATCGCATAGGCGGCAATCACAATCATAATGATTGCCATTACCCATTCATACCATTTCAAAGACTTAAAGCTATTTTTCAGATACAGTTTCATTTTAAATTATCCATCCTTTCGCTTCGGTTTCATTCATACTTCTTACCATAGTTGCGCTTATTGGAACTTCGGTTCTGTTCTTGTCAATGATACAGTATTCTGCAAAGGGATATTCTCTGTTGAAATATTCACGATATTCTTCTTCACTTCCGAATACTGCATCGAACATTCCTTCTTTACAGGCTTCCATGACAAGAGGGGTTTCCTTTGACCAATCTTCATTGCCGTTTTCGTCACGGCAATTTGCTACATCAACGCACAGGGGAATTACTCGCCCATTGTATTGAGAAGCAACTTCTTGAACGGTTTTCCACCGTTCTTGCGGTGTCAGCTTGAGCCAACCATATTCACCACCGCTTGCCCTTTGAGCGAAAGACTGAATAATTCTATCTTCATCAGTACCATTGATAAACAGAATCAAGTACAATCTTTCACAGACTTCGAGTGCCTTTTCGACACAGTGTAGGTGTCCTTTGTGGAATGGCATAAATTTTCCACCGTACATACCTAACGCATACTTCAATCGAATCCCTCCTTCGATGGTCTTATTATATCACTACGCAATATTAAATGCAAGAGTAAATTTTAGGTGTTTAACACCTAAGTGTAATATAAACTGACAGTGGAAGGGACTCTGCTCGGAGTTTACGAGGGTTTGAGCGAGACCTCGACCTTCCACCTGTGATATACACTTGTCAGCCCGGACTTCATTACTACCCCAAGCACAGACCGTGCGCACGCTGTGCAAAAAGACTTCATCCCTCGCCCGATGGTTTGGATTTTGTCAAGAGTTTTCAAATGTTCTTTGAAAAATTTTTTCGGCTTCCACGATTGGAGGGTACCCCATTCCTCACTCCACCGCTCTTGACTAATCCGTGTCCCTTGGAACAATTATATTATAGCACTTTATTTTAAAAATGCAAGTGCTTTCTTTAGGTGTTCAACACCTAATATAGGAAACGTAGGGTTGTTGCCCTACATTTCAATTGGAAGAATTTTACAAGTTCCAAAAAAGATGTAATCCAAAAAGGTAATACATTTAAAGGGTGTTCCTTCTTTTTGCGCTTGACGAAAGAAATAACGGTCTTGCTGACAGTATAAGTCATAATGAAACATAATACCTTCATCTTGCTTGCATTTTTGTAATGCCGCGAATTTAGCTTTAGCCGGAGTACGATATGCTCCGGCAAATTGATTTTTACATATCAATATATAAGCTGTCATTTTTCTTCCTGCGCTTTCGCTTCACGCTTTGCCTTATCAGTAGCAATCTTTTCCGCCTTCTTCTGTGCCTTTTCTGCTTTATCAGCTTGCTTCTGATTATATGCATCAATTTCAGATTGCATATACTGTTCTGCGGTCATGTCATCACGCTTGTCTGCAACAATAGCGCCGATGCGAATATACCGCTCGTCACCATTGAGGTCGGTCAAAATGATACCTTGCTGACGATCATTAACTTTCTGAAAAGCATCGGTTTCGCCATTAGCAATCATAGCGAATACTCGGTCACGAAGGTCTTTGTCCACAAGTGCTTTAGTTACTTTCGGCATTTCATTTCATTCCTTTCTTTCTTGGTACGTTTACATTATAGCAGAATTATAAGGAAAGTCAATAGGATTGTTTAGGTGTTGAACACCTAAATTTGAGTAAAGAGAAAATGGGATGTACAGTCCCATTCCTCTTAATAGTTACCGTCCGGTAACTCTCCGAATCACATCACCAATCAGTTCGGCAATTTCATCAACCGCATCACCGATCAGGTCATCGACTTCCTCGTCAGTAAGCTCTTCATCCTCTTCTGCTTCGGCTTCATCGGCATCCTCGTTCTCGTCCTCGTCCTCGTCCTCGTCCGCATACTCGGCTTCGTCCTCGGTTTCGTCCTTGTAATCGGCTTCGTCCCCGGTATTAAGCCAATCGTCATAGGCAACGTCCATTTCATCCTGGACGGCATCCATGACTTCCTGCTCATTCAGGCAGTACCCACGAGCGCCATTCGCGCCGTTGTCGAGGTCAACCGTAACCGGAGTAATGGAAATCTCATATCCGGTATAATTGCCCTTCGTGTAGTCCTTCGCCGCCTTGAGAGCATCGGGGAACTCATTGTACACACCGATAATCCGCTGAGCGTACTTGTCATTGACCACAAAAACCATCTGATACATAATAAAATCCTTTCCGGTTTTAAAGAGTGTCCTTCTCTTATTTCATATATAGTATATCATAGGGTAACCGATTTGTCAAGAGGATTTCCGAAATTTTTCTGCCCCAACCTTTACTCAATTTCGGTCAAAAGGTAGGCGTTTCTTTCCCATTGGGGTGGGTGTGTGTCAATCTCACCGCTCTCCTCTTGACAGTTATTATTATAGCACTTTCTGTTGAAAATGCAAGGGGTATATTTAGGTGTTTAACACCTAAACATTAAGATTGGGAAGGAAGATTACTCTTCCTTCTTCTTTACTTTTTCGGCTTCTTTCATCGCCTTTTTAACCGCACGTTCCTGTGCCTTGCTTTCTTTTTCTTCTTTGTACTCTTCGGCGGCTCTTTCACCATTATAGGGAATATAACCACCATTACCATCACGAGTACCACGAGGAATAGAGATTTTAATTTTCGGATACTTTTCGTTTCCTTCAGCATCCACAAGAGGGATTGCAATTTCACCAGGACCGACAATGCTAACCTGTGTGTCACGGTCAAGGTCATAATGTTCCGCTAATGCGGATATTACCACTTCAAGAACTTCTTCACGGAGTGCTTTTTCCAATTCTGCCTTACTTGCCATACACATGCTCCCTTCGGTTTACAGTTTCCCTTCTGTTCTGATGAAATTATATCATAAATTTTGAAAATTGTCAAGAAAAAATTTTGATAAAATTTTAGGTGTTCAACACCTAAAGTTATTTAAAGGGAACAGAGTAAGTCGGAAGACTTACTCTGTAAGGGTTGCCTTTAAATGGGCGGCATATTCTTCTCTGAAATTATTTTCATCTTGTTCATGGCAACGATTATTCCATGCTTTAAGATACTGTATAATATTTCGGTCATTAGATACTTCACACGTAATAAAGGAAATATCCGGTTGGTCTTTTCTACGCACCGAAACAATATGTGTAAACCTATTAAACACCCTTTCCATGTACAAGCGTTCTACACAATTATGTTGTGCTTCTGTTTCTGCATGAAAATCTTCTTTAGTAAGTAACGGTTTTGCAATAAACGTATCATTCTCATAGTAAAGCCATGCCATATCGTTATGCCGTTTTAAACCGTCATCAAAATGAACATTTTTATATTCATCATAAAGATAGCATAAGATATAATAGTTGGTCATAATATTGTGTTCTACTTTTAGTTCAAAACCCATAGTAGTACACATCTTATAAAATTTGAGGATTATATCAGAAAAGTTATAATAATTTATACGGCAATATATTCTTTCAGAGATAGCACGAAGAATCATTTTTTCTATAAATTCTTGTGGGACTTCTCGATTGTCATTTCTTACATAACTAATTACATCTTTTGCCCATTGTTTCTGTTCTCCACATTTATCAAGAAAAGATTTATACTGTTTATAAATGTGATATTGTGTAATATAGCTTTGACTATAACAGTTATTGCAAGAAGTCCGAATGTAGTCAACTACTTCTTTGGTTAAGTTTGTAGTATCAGATTCCATGAACATCCATGTTTCATATGAAATTTCAACATTTATTTGAAGGCTAATTAACTGTTCAAGACGATTGAGCTTGTTAGGAGTGTATGCACATCTATGAAATTCCTTAATAAGTTCAAGCGCTCGATAAAGATATACAGGAAGCCAACCATTGCCCAATTTAAATGCTTCTGGAACGGTTTTGACAGGATTTCCTTTAATTCCAATATAGGCATTATTGAGAATATCCCATTTACCTTTCATTTTTCCTTCATCATCATAAGCAACTATCAATGTACGTTCTTTACGGTAATCCATTTTAATCCCCTTTCTTTACTCTCTTAATGCAATAGTAGTATAGCACAATGTATATAGTTATGCAAGGATATATGTTAGGTGTTTAACACCTAATTTTTTTTAAGTAAAGAAACCGCCTGTCACAGACAGGCGGCGAACAGTTTTAGGCGATTCCGTACAGAATAGCCTTGCCGGAACGGTCCTTAGTGACCTCGGCATCCCACAGTTTGGTCAGACCGTGAACGATCTTACCACGGGCGATACCTGTAGCATCCGCGATCTCCTGCGCGGTCACAGGGGCATTAGCGGTGCGGATGCACTCTATAACCTTGTCGTGCATTTCCGCGTACACGGCGCGGTTGGCTTCTGCCTTTTCCTCGCCCTTCGCCAGTTCGGCAACCAGTTCGTCCTTCACTTCGGACAGTTCGGTTACATCATTCTTCTCGATGTAATCCACAATAGCCTTCATAGTCGCTTTCTTCATAGCAACATTTCCTTTCCGGTTTTTTAGAGTGTCCTTCTCTTTATCTTTCGTGGTTATTATACCACAGTTTTGAGTGTCTGTCAAGAGGAACTTGCAAGTGAGGTTTGCTTCCGCCGAACCGTCAGTTATCATCAGTAACCAACGGCTGTTCTTTTCCTCTCCCTCTGACAATTATTATTATACTCATTTTGCGGAAAAATGCAATAGGTAAAATTAGGTGTTTAACACCTAATAATAGAATGAGGATTTAATCCTCATCAATAATCAAAGTAGTTACGCTCAAAGCGCTTTGCCATTTGACGATTTGCCGGGGAGTTTAACCAACAAATTGCCCACTGTGTTGCCAACTGTTCCCATGGCATCTGCATATAATCTTCATCAGTTTGGACTTTCTTTTCTATCTTTTCGCTTTCTACTACATCAAAGACAGAACGAGTTGCCCAATGACCACATTCGTGAAGTAAAGTGAGGGTGATATGACTGAATCCTTGAGCGAGAGGGCAACGCTGAACAAAGTTTTTACGAAACAGTTTGTCCGCATTATCAAAAGAGGAAGGGAATTGTGTAGGCATAATAAGGCGCGGACTCTTATCGTCAATATCCATGCCCCAATTATTATCATCATACTTGTTTCGTGCAAATACAACTTTTTGCTCACACACAAAGGAACAGAACTCTCGGATTGCTTGTAACTTAGTCATAATCATCCCTCACTTTCATATACATTATATCATAGTTATGGGATATGTCAACCGATATAATTAGGTGTTCAACACCTAAATAAAATAAAATGAAATTACCGCTCTCAAGCGAGAGCGGTACTTTTCATCATTCCACGGAGTAGGAGTTGACCTTACCGGGAGTGACCTTGACCTTGTCCTTAAGGCCGTGGGTCAGTGCGTACTGCACCTTGCCCTTAGTGAAATCTTCCGGCAGTTTGTCATAGACTTCGCCGTACAGTTCAACCAGGGTCACCGGAGCCTTGGCCATCTTCAGGGCGGCCAGGATGATGGGTTCAACCTGAGCATACAGGGCTTCGTTAGCCTTCTTCTGCTCTTCGCCTTTGGCGAGTTCGGCAGTGATTTCCGCACGAGCAGCTTTGGCTTCAGGGGTATCAACGGACTGAATGAGCGACAGAATGGTCGCAAGAGTGGCTCTCTTCATAGCCATTTTTCCTTTCCGGTTTGGAGGGTGTCCTTCCCTTTGTTCGTGATTATTATATCACAGTTTATATTGAAAGTCAAGAGTTTTTTTCTCGCTGCCCTTACCCAACGAGAAAATCAAGGGACAGTTTCTGTCATACCGTAGGGGTGAGTGTCTGTTTTCTTTCCCCTCTTGACAATATACATTATACTCGTTTCTTATAGAAAGTCAATAGATAACTTTAGGTGTTTAACACCTAAAATAGAAGAAAGGGTAAGCCGGAAGGCTTATCCTTTTGCTTTAGATTCTTTCATTGATTCTTTAATGAAGTTTTGGAATTTAAGTTCAAATGCCTTATCAGTCCCATGCGGATAATTATTAAACCGCAGAAGAAACTGTACAATATCACCGTCTTTATCTACTTCACACGTAATATATGGAGTTTCGGGGTCGGTTTTTAACCGTACACCTACGATATAGGTTTCACCTTTAGCGACTTCATCCATATAGTTGCTTTCAACACAGTTATCCTGTCTTGTTGCTTCGGTATGGAAATCGGCACGAGTAAGAAGGGGACGAGTGATATATCTATCATCCTCAAAGTAGAGGAAGGGTTTATCATTAAACCTTTTCAGAAGAGCATCATAATTGTCTTGTTTATATTTTTCAAACCGCCACCGAATGATAGCATACATAGACAGAATATTGTGATAGACTTTAACTTCTTCTTCCATGCCATTGAGGGCGGTTGCCCATTCTTTAAGAAGGCAAGCAAAACCATAACTACTTGTAGTCATTCTTACTTTTTCTGTAACCGCCCGGCGAATCATACTGACAACATAATCGGTCGGAAGTGATTTATCAACTTCACCAAGTACATCACGAATCCATGATTTATCTACTTCATCGGTAACATGAATAAAGCAATCTTTATAAGTCAGATGTGCTTTATAACTATCCATCGCATATTCAGAATAAGTATTATCATAATTTTCTTTCAGAAAGTCAACACATTCTTTATTTAATGTGGTAGTATCGGTTGCAAGTACCTTGAAAGTACTGGCATTATGTGCCAAACACAAGCCAACGCTAATTACTTCCTCTAAACGCTGACCAACACGCTCATTACCATATGAACGAGTAAGGGTATCAAAATAACTATACAACATATAGATAACATCTGAAATCGGAGTATTATGATAAATATTCCGAAGATAGGCTCGCATGGTGTCCTCATTAAAAGCAACAGGGCGAGTTTTAACAATACCGCCACGAACGCCATAAAACTGATTAGTAAGAATATCCCATTTTCCCCTGAATACAGTACCGTCATAAGCAACAATGAAATTGCGTTCCTTTACATAGTTCATAATTATTCCCTCTCTTTCTACTCTCTTGAGCAAGTATATTGTAGCACTTTCCTATATATTTAGCAAGTGATAAGTTTAGGTGTTTAACACCTAATTATTGGTGGAAGAAAGGTGGGACAATTTTGTCCCGCCTCCTTATTCTGTCTTGAAATTGTACACATCATTACGTACATATTTCTTAATGTATTCACCGCTATACACTTCTTCACCGTCTACTTTAATCGTAAAGGGTTTTGATACTGACCGAGGAAGAATCTTGTTTACATCATATTCAGTTGACCATGTAGCACCGTATTCATTCACACAGTACCATAAAATTTCTGCTTCGATTTCTGAATCGAATAATCCCATATGTTCTTCGATAAAATCCGGATTTACTTTTATGTACTGATACACTACTTCGGCGGAGCCTTTATAGTTTCCGGTATCAGTAAACCGCTGATTGTTTTCACAAAATAGCCGATAGCCCAAACCATTTGTGATAAACTGACTTGCATATCCCCATATGTCATAAATCGGAATATTATCAAGGGGATTGTTACAATGAAACCACTCGCAATTATAACGAATAACTTTATCGTCAAAGGTTGAGTTATACGCATAAACCGCAGTAATTTCATACTTTTTAATGTCCTGTTTCAGCTTACGCATGATATAACCCCATTTGTCCATGAGAGCATCATGCTTCCGCATCATTTCCACGTATTTCTGACGCTTTTCTTTGTAGTATGCGGATTCAAACAAGGGCAGGTTATGCCATACTTGTTCCACAACGTTACACTGACAATCGACCAGCTCGCCATTGTCCATGTCCATGATAACCCACGAACAATCATAACAGAAAGGCTTGTCAAGTCCGGTTGTTTCAGTATCTAATACGATACAATAACTCAAATCGTAACTCCTTCGGTTTGTGAGGTATCCTTCCTCTATTGCATACATATTGTACCATAGTTGTACGTATTTGTCAAAACTATATTTTAGGTGTTGAACACCTAAATTAAGTAAAGGGGATTAACTCCCCTTGATGAGATTGTACAGAACAGTCAGAATTTCAGACGGTTCATAGGCTTGCCCTGTCCATGCCTGACGGATAGCGGCGTTATCATCGAAAAGAATGTCATCCTCTTCGGTGATAAAATTCTGCTTCGGGACACCATAGGCTGTGATATGGATAGCATCAAATTCAACAGAGCCAAGATGCTTATCCAGCCAACTGTATTTTTCAGCGGTTACAGCCTGGTCATAGGCAGGATTGGGGATTTGGGAAAGCCAGCTAATGATTTCTACTCGGAATCCCATTGTACGTAGCTTATTCAAATACCGCGCCAACAGACTCATATTAAGATTAACTTCAGCTTCGGCATACGGAGAGGGGTCAAATGCACGCAGTTTTTCCAACCAATTAGGATAGTCATACAGACGATTCAGTGTACCGTCCATATCGAAGAAGATAGTTTTCATTCCTTCAACTCCTTTCATTTACCATAGTCATTCTATCATATGATATACAGAATGTCAACTAATATATTTATGTGTTGAACACCTAAATATGTGTATTGATTTATTTTATAGATATGATATAATGCTTATGAAAGGAGATGGAAGGATGAAAGCGATTAAGATTAAAAGAGTTTGTCTGTTTAATGCGGACACTGAACAGTATTCTTATGTGGAACAGGACTTTCTTCCTACTCTTGATGACTTTGCTATTCTCAATTATATCTATGAGTATGGCAAGCATGTTTGGAAAGGTCATACTATGTATAAGGTAGTCAAGCGGTCTGATGGTACAACTCGCTTTGACCGTTATGAAGTGTTTATTGTTACACAGTATGTACCGAGTTGGTATGATAATCTGAGAAGAAAGATAAGGGGATGGTAATTCGATGGCGACGTTTGTGATTATACTTAAAATTTTTTTCATCATTATTGGTTTGCTTTTAACCATATGGGGCATTGTTGAAACCGTGGATAGTATTAAGCTCAAATGGGCAGATTGCACCCTTATGGCTTTAATGATTGCTGTTGGTGGTTTATTTGTAATCTCAATTGGAATTTTTGTCATAACTTAAATAATATTTCTGTTTCGGCAGAAATATTAATTAGGTGTTTAACACCTAATAAAAGGGGCACCCCGAAGGGTGCTTAGGCAAACTGATACAGATAAGGACAGTGGGGATTATTGAGACCTTCGATACACTTCAGAACACCGATTTCAGCCAGTTCCTGAAGGGTCGCACCGATTTTTGCGGGCAGAACGTAGTTATAATAGTGATCTTCATAATCACCCAGGTAGCGACTACCATAAATGGCTCGACCGAGCTTATAGGTAGTAAACAGTTCTTTGGTTTCATTGTACCGATTTAGTACAGGAGCCAGCTCACGCAGAAATTCCTCTTTTTCTGCCTGTCTATCAGCAATTTCCCGGCGAATTGCCGCAATTCTCCGCTCAACAGCAAGGCGGGCCCTTTCTTCACCAATTTCTGCCATCCTGTCCATGAAATTCTGTGCCATAGTTTTAAATCCTTTCCGGTGTTATAGTGTGTCCTTCACTTTCATAAGTATTATATCACATTATTGTGAAAATGCAATAGACATAGTTAGGTGTTTAACACCTAAATTTGGATATACGCAAAGCAATGAGCCACACTACTCATTGCTCCTTGTACACTTATTAGTTCATGACGCTAATAAAGTACCGTGCGTACTAGTGTTCCTCTTTACACTTCTTTCACGTAGAAGTCTTCCCGCCACACTCAAGAACTAGCCTAGACGGTAGGAGTTTTGTTATCGAGTCAACTCTTACTCTAACCACGGTTCCGGAAGGGAGTGATTTAGTGTGAATCACTTGTTCCCTTGGAACAATTATAGTATATATTATTGATGCTAATATGTCAACAGTTAGTTTTAGGTGTTTAACACCTAATAAAAAAAGTTCTGGCATTATTTGCCAGAACCATATATCCGTTGAATCCGTTTCGTTCTCCTGCGACGATGGATTGCGCTGATAAGTTTGAGGATACCAACAATAAGCAATACTATCGTAGCAAGCGCCAGAGGAATCCATGTGGGCGCGAGTACCCACACCCATGACCAATCAATGACGTTGCACAGTTTCAGGATTATAAAAGCAACCGTCAAAAGTTCAAGAAAAGTTACACCGGAAGTTGTTGTTTTTGTGTCACGCATTTTCATTCTCCTTTTTAAGTAAACCAGTTGTATTCAGAATTTTCTGAACGCAAGGGGTATCTTTTTCATTACAAGTGATAGCAACACGCATATCACCGTTAGCAGTAACAGCAAATTCACCGACACTACAGCCAATATTAATTACTACACGATTAATTAATCGTTTGGAAATGTTGTTGTTCGGCAAATAATAGTATCTTGTTTCCATATTAAGTCACCTTCCCGAAGCGGCTGACCGAGAGCTGGACATACTTCTTTTCCCACTCCGGCAGAGTTTCCACGTAAGCATCACGCTCTGCTTCTGTCTTAAAGAAGAAATACCGTCCGAAACTTTTTGCCACATACAGAGTACCCATTTTCCATTCCTCCTTCTTTATTCCTCTTGGAACAATTATATATTACTTCAATTTATGGGATTTGTCAATTCATTTAATTAGGTGTTTAACACCTAAAGATTGGAAATGGGATTTCAAGTCCCATTTAATCATCATCGTTGTCATCATTATCCTCGTCAATATCACAGTCAAGCACATGACTTTCAATATGATAGGTATGAGGATAAATCCAACCATCTGTCGCGGCTTCGGGGACATCTATACAATATTTAGTTTTACTAATTAGTTCAATATTAACTTTATCTTCTTCCATTTCTTGTCCGATAGCAACATAAGCATTATGAAGGCTGGAATATACACCCTTAATTTCTGAAATGGAATCATCCTTACGATGAGCAATTCTTTCAACGGTATAAATCTTCATTCTTCTTCCCATCCTTTCTTATGCTTCGGCGATTTGTTGCGCTTGTCCTCTATTACTCGACTTACACAATAACCTTTAGGAAATGTTTTACGTTCAGACTGGAACACTTCAACCCAAGTTTTGGGTTTTTGTTTCTTCTTCTTACTCATGCATATCCCTCCTTACAATAAAATTATATCATAAATTTAATATTTGTCAAATTATAATTTTAGGTGTTTAACACCTAAATATATACTAATGGGCAAAAGCCCATTAATCATTCAGTTTGCGTGACAGTTCAACGATGAAATTGCATGCCACATAGACTACGGATACAACGGCGAGAGCATTAGCCGGAATAGTTCCGCACCAATACAGAATAGCCAACACGATAACAGCGATACCAAGCATCTTTTTCACCCCTTCCAAATTGTTTTACCATTTTCAGTAAATTTACTTTGGTTATAATCTACCTTTTTCCGCAGGAAAGGCGGAATTTTTTTAGTGCCCCCATAGACTTGAACCAGCTCTTTCTGAGTGGTTACGTATATAGTGATGATTTTTTCTTTCGTTTCATCTTTAATGATAGTAACTCCGGTATCAGTTATGCAGATGTACCGCCCAGCTGGTCCACCGATACCATAACCGACATACTTTTCCTTAATAATTTGTCCCATGCCGATTTTTTCTACGATATTCTTTACTCGCTCGGCTCGGTCTACTGATACATGATAGGTCATTTCTGCCATCTTGAAATCCCCCTTTCATGATATGAGTATATCATAGAGTTATAGGATTGTCAATGAGTAACGTTAGGTGTTTAACACCTAATTGAAATGAAAATATAATGCGCTTGTAAGCGCATTATACCTCCAATTGAGGTTTAACATTATCTTTGAGATAAACTCCAGTGGGAAGAAGTCTTGTCCATGTTCCATATGCATCAGGAACAGAGAAGTGACAACCAATTGCATCTGCATCAGCAATCAACTGTGTCATGCGTTCGGTTAAATCTGCTCTAATAGTTGCGCGACGTGCGCGATTACAAGCATTGATAAGCGCTTCTAACTCATCAGTTTTCATATTGGGAATATCCAAATCCCATTTGAATTTACCTTCTACAGTCATCGCTTACACCTCTTTCACATAATATGCCAGCTTCATGCCGGTTTCGGGAGAACAGTTATAATAGAAGATTGCGTTGCACAGCTTCTCAAAGTCCGCATTAGGGTCATTAGCAGGCTTTGTAGTCCAATGTGCAAGCTGGCTGGTAGGACGAATACGATTAGGAATGACCATAACCGCTTCACCTTCATCATACAGTTTCTTTGCGAGTGCCTTTGTTACCTTTACCATGCTACTACCTTCTTTCTCTTATTAGTTCTTTTGGACAGTTATACTATATCATATACTATATAGTTTTGCAAGTCATATAGTTAGGTGTTCAACACCTAAACGTAAAAGACTCCAATGGAGTCTTAAAAGAATCTATCCACAATGTAAACGATAAGAGTAACAATTCCGGCGAGAATTAGGGGAATAAACGGAATTAGCAGAAACACCCACCAGGGCAGATAGAGGACAATGTTGAAAAGCCCAATGTTAATCATAATTTCACTCCCTTGCCATTACTTCATCATAGTCAAGTCCCAGCCATTCACATACGGTTTCAAATTCAAAGCGCATAAAATCATTAATTTCTGTTTCATCCCATGGCTCTTCTCTACTAGAAGAGAGCATATCATCCAGCTGGTCAAGTTCATCTGATGTTAACTTAGTTGCGTTATCCTCGGCACCGCTCCAAAAGTCGAAATCTTTTAAACTCTTTTCATATGTGATAATCATTGTACTACGCTCCTTTTAATATTAGTGTCTTTCGACATTGTTATAATATCATAATTATATAAATAATGCAAGTAGTATGTTTAGGTGTTTAACACCTAAATATATAAAGAGGACTTAGTCCTCTCATGTTAGCAAGTTTATTCGTAATTGCTCTCCACGGCGGCGAGATGAGCATCTGCAATTCGAGGGTCAATGTTTGTGCACTCGGCATAATTGGGGCACTTATCACACTCGCCATTACAGAGGCAGTCCGGGTCATCAATGTCATCTTCTTCATCATCAGTGAAGAACTTTTCCTGGCACTCTCTGCACATACCAGAGATCAGAGTTTCGCGGTCATGAATATCCATGTCCGGAAACACGTCCTGAATCAGAACGCCGCGGTTAAACATATATTTTGCATATCCTGCTTCATTACACTCTACAATAGTTTCTTTCCGACACCAGGGACAAGTGCAAGGTACTTTAATCATACTAACAACCCCTTTCATTTGCTATAATAAGTATATCATGTTTTAGGATAATTGCAAGTATTATTATTAGGTGTTCAACACCTAAATGCTTAAAATGAAAATCGGCGGTTGATCAGACCGCCTTAGTCCTATATCAACACCAGCTCGGACAGCTCCTAGTCGTAGTTAATCGACTCTCGGCGCACTGGTGAGGGGCGAAATGGCACCTTTAAGTTATGTAAGCCTGGCAATACCCATTTCATTATTGCTTTCGGCATCGTAGTGCGGTGGACTCACTTTCCTTTCCTCCTTTCGACACCATTATATTATCACATTTATATTTAATATGCAAGTCTAACAATTAGGTGTTCAACACCTAAATATATTCAAAGAAAGTGTCCGCCCATAACTGGCAGGGCGGACGATAGACCGAAGTCTATCTTAGAGGTATCCCCAGAAGGTCACGCGCCGTTCGCTAATCGCGTTATTGAACATATTGGCGACATAGGTATTCGTAGCGCCGAGCTTAACCAGTTCCCACATCAGCTGATTAGCTTCAGCTACTGTCAGCTTATTCCATGTTGAGGTTACAGGATGGACGCCATCATTACGATAATAATGAATGTCGGGAGCAATACGTTTGGTACCGTAATAGGTAATAGTGATGCTCAGATAAGTCTTTTCCATGTTCATTTCCTTCCTTTCTGTTCCCTCTTGGGACACTTATAGTATAGCAGAAAGGTGCATAGATTGCAATACCGTAATTTAGGTGGTAAACACCTAAATAATAAAAAAACAATTGGCGGCCTGGGAATGGCCGCCATATTATCTCTATCAACGTATATATTTAGGTTGCTACAGTGGGAGCGCGCGCATAATATAAGCCGGACATTAATTATACGCCACCTTTTCGCCGTTACGGGCAATGTACCATGAGAATGCCCACGGTCCCAATTCAGACATCTGCTGTGTCCACTCATGCATAAGATATACCACGCCAGCTCTATTGCCAATGAACTTTCTTGCCACATCTTCAATGGCACGGCGAGACATGTTATTTCTCGGCAACTTAAGTTGACCATCGCTGCCTGCTGGGATCCATCCGTTACGTTCCGCATAGAAGAGGTACATGCTTTTTATCTCCTTTCCTTTGCTGTCCCTTTGGACAATCTTATTATAACATATATTATATAGAAGTCAATATGATATTTTAGGTGTTCAACACCTAAACTTATCATAAAATAAAACGCACTTAATGTGCGTTTTATTTCGTCTTACTACATTCGTGCTTATAGGTGTAGCTCGCAGCTGGCAAGCTGGCACCCGTCCACGTCGCCTCTCCACATCCTCTGCCTCGTAAGACTATGGGCACTCGTCAGCACCACTTTTCACAAGGAGACCCACTTTCCGTTCGCTTGTTTCTGTTCCACCATTGATATCATTGGTTTCTGTCTAACCACTTGCGGGGGAAGTCTTTCCCTTGGAACAATTGTATTATATCACATCCACATAGAAAGTCAAGATATTATCTTAGGTGTTTAACACCTAAGTATATACTGTCCGTATTAAGGACAGTAGGACAGTACCGGTTCGCCATTTTCATATGGTCTATTATTCCATATAGCAGTAACAAAACACTGGTCACACATCGGATTTTTTACCTGCTCGACGAAGTATGCAAGTGCTTCTTCCCATGAATCTTTGAATACATCAGACAAAGGAATAAATTCGCCAGTATAATCGCCGCCGTCATAAAGTGGGTCAAAATGCCAACTTTCAATTAAGTATTTCATAATGTATACCTCCTTTACATTGTTACTATATCATGTTTCGGGATTTTATGCAACTATAAATATTAGGTGTTTAACACCTAAATCTAAAAGGGCTGGAATTACTTCCAGTCCCGAACTTCGCCCGTCCGGACGTTGTAGTCTTTGTGATCGTACAACATCTGTTTCGCCAGCTGGTAGGACAAACCACGGGAGCGCATGAACCAGCCGATGTGCTTGATCGTGGTCATGCTGTACAGCCCTGTCACATGGAGCCAGCCTTCCGGGTCAATCTCAATGATAATAGTGCTGTAGCTTTGGAGCTGGACTGTGCCGTCATCGAAAAAGTTTTCCTGTGCCTGAGCATAGTTGTGACCTGCAACCGCCTTGCTATAAAGATACCGTGCCATTGTAACTACCCCTTTTCTTTTAATCTTGTCCCTTAGGACAATTGTATATTAACATATAGAGTATAATCTGTCAACATATATATTTAGGTGGTCAACACCTAAATAATGAAAACCGGGAAATTCCCGGTTAAAGCATGAGAAGATAGGTAACTTTGCGTTCAACCAGTGTAGGCCGGCTGTTATACGGAATGGTAATTTCTTTCTCGCCGCCAGCCAGCTTGAGTTCCCACATCAGCTTACAAGCTTTGTCATAGGCCAAATCAGTGATTTGCATCGGCCCATCATCAACGGACTGGCCCATCCAGCAGGAGTGAGAACCGTCGGTGTGGTTAATGATATGAATGGAAATCCACAGTTCTTTCATTGTACTCTTCCTCACTTTCTTTATTGCCTTCCGGCTGAGTATATAATATCACAAGTTATAGGAAATTGCAATCCTAAACCTTATGTGTTCAACACCTAAACTTTTGTAAATAAAATTGAGGGCTAGGCCCTCAATCGCGATCTTTATAATCTTTTATAAGTTCATATGTGAAAGTGTGTTTCTCTTTAAGATCATCATCATCAATGAAAATGTTTTCATCAATCTGGCGACCGCCGTTGTCCTTGATATACTCAATAAACTTGGTGATTCTGTCAATATCTGTTATCCGCTCTCCTTGTAATCTAAACCAAGCACCATAATCATAAAGTCGCTGGACGTCTGCATAATTATCCGGGAGTTTTACAGTAAGTCGCATAGTTAGTTTTTTGATTCCGTAAGTATGAGTTGTCATTTTGTTTTCCTCTCTTTCATTTAATTCCTTTGTTCCAAAGGAATTATAACATTAATAATAACATTTTGTCAAGTATATCTTATGTGGTGACCACCTAAGAAAATAACAAGAAGGCTTACGCCTTCTTATAAACAAACCATTCTCCATCTGGACCGGCCCACGCGCCGCGCAGCTTGCGTGTCAGCTTGCGCAGCCTACGCGCCTTTTTCCAGCTGCGCGGAACTCCGGGCAGCTCAAAAGTACCAGCCCACCGAGGGTCACGGTGGTCCCAGACATGAACCCCACGAGCAAACAGACGGGCGGCTTCTTCAACGGTAACCTGAACATACATACTGGAATCCCTCCACTATTTATTGTCCCTTCGGACAAGTATACTATACCATACAGAACACAATCTGTCAAACAAAATCTTATGTGTTCAACACCTAAGATTATAAAGAATGGGTCACTGCCAAGTGACCCGTGCCCACTGCTTCTTCGCCCAGTTCTCCGCGCCCTTTTTGGTTTTAAAAGTTTTGAAGAGCGAACATTTGCAAGTATAACCGTTGTTAGCCCATTTCCAGATCTGATAGCGGCCGTTGTGAAAAGAGATTTCGTAATAATCCATGTTTGTGCTCCTCCTTCTAATTTCTATAATAATTATATACCTAATCTGAAGTTAATTCAAATTTTTCTTATGTGGTGAACACCTAAGTTTTGGGGTAGTAATGGGAAAAGTATTTATTTTCTATATGAAAATAAAATAAAAATGAAATTAGATTTTAATATCCGTATGGCGGATAATTTGCTCGATATGAATTTTCGGCCTGTTCCTTTTGATGTGCGTACCAGCTCGCAGCAGAGAATACCAGCAGACCAGCTCCCACCGGAACTAATAGCATAGAAATAGCCCCGGTCATAGCCCCTAACACCAGTCCCATCATCATTAACCCAGCACTGATACGCTCTATAATATTCATCTGAACCCCTCCTTTTGATACCTAATTATACCTAATTTTTTTCATATTGTCAACTTTTTCTTATGTGTTTACCACCTAATATTTGGTAAAGGGGATTTCTCCCCTTATACTACCTTCTGACCGAAAACGTACAGTCGGAACAGAATCTCTTCAGCCTTATTCAAAGAATCAATTTCATCGCCGGTCAGCTCGTAATCATTAATATGTTCGTGGATAATGTCTAACAGTTCGCCTAAGGTTTCGGCTTCAGAGGGTGTAAGGTCGATAGGGCGAGCGGTGTCAAGAGTTTTGTTCATGGTACTGTCTCCTTATTATTTATTTACTCCCTTTGGAGTGTCACCATTATAACAAGAAACCGTCAATTTCGTCAATACCTTTTCTTATGTGTTCACCACCTAAGAAAATAATAAAATGAGGAAGGGTCTGTCTGACCCTTCCTAACTATCAGTCAAGAAAACCGCGAAGGCCGTAACAAGTGAAGTGGTCATGCCTGCGGACTTCCGGCATCTGACCCAGCCGAAGCATCAGCCGAGCCAGCTCCTTCTGTCCTGTCCGGTAGCTGACCTGGTGATTCATATCCAGCTTTGCGTTCTCAACAGAGATGAAAATGGTAGCGAAGCCAGTAGCCGTAGGGTCATCATAGTGGAAAATAGTGACGTCAATGTAGGTATTGCGCGCGGGCAGATTCTTCATAGTGGATGACCTCTTTTCTCTTTATTTCCCTTTCGGGTTGTCTTTATTATACACCTTGACCGTCAAGTTAGTCACGCCTAATATTATGTGCTTACCACCTAAGATTTTGCTTGACAAAAAAGGCGGATTAATCCGCCTTGTTGCACCGGACACCCGGAAGAAACTTGACAACACAATTTTTACTGTGGCGAGATGCAACACGCATAATAGCGTGTTCCGGAAATACACCATTATTGGAGTACAATTCACCACGCTCGATAATAGTACCACGGGCATTACGTACAACAAAAGAACCCCAGAAAGTCGGTTTGCTATTAATGACGATAAACATTGGAAAATCCTCCTTAATAATTTGATACTATAGTATTCGACATTCACCTATAAAAACCCTTCTTATTCTTTATGTGGTCACCACCTAAGATTTTGTGGTATACCCTCAAATGAGAGTATACCGCCATTCACCGCCATCCTGTGTCCGCACAATATCGTAAAGGACGCCGTCCTCGTCGAGTTCTTCGCTGGCGACGTAGACCCAACGGCGACCGCGGAAGTACTCTTCACGCGGAAGGAACTCAAGACGACCGTAGAATTCAGACCACTTCGAATTTTTAGACATAGGAAATAAACCTCCTTTAAGAGTATCTATCCTCTTCGGACATGAATAAGATACCATAAAGAGCGAAAAAAGTCAATCATTTTCTTATGTGGCTACCACCTAAGAAAAGTTTGACAAAAAGAAAAAGTGGATTAAACCACCTTTTCCATATGTGACCAATTAGGGCACCGATCAGACCACCACTCCGGAATATAAAAGCGATAATCAATCGGCGGATTAGTCCGGATGTAAGGAAGACGCTTGCCTTCTGCACGGGCGGCAATCCGCGCATTGGAGTTCTCTACATATTCCCGTGCGGTTTTCTCACGGTAATATGCGCACACGGGACGCACGGCAAATGTTCCATCACCTTGGTTTTTTTGAACCATAACGGCATGCAGATCTTCTTCGGCAACATAGAAATAGAAATAAATGGTATTCATGGGGCGACCTCCTTCAAAATTATACTGATCCAGCTTGCAGCTCCCAGCTTGCAGCTTGTTCGCGCACGCGTATACGGAGGAAAATGCACACACATGCAGGCGCGCGAACATGCACGCGAGCGCGAGCGCGCACGCGAGAGCAAAGGTCGCGCCGTAACCGTTTTGTAACATTCTCCTCACCTCCTGACCATATTGTACCACAGACCACACGAATTAGTCACGGCTAATATTAGGTGCTTACCACCTAATAAACCCGCAAACCCTTATAAATCAAGGCTTCCAGGGTTTTTTGCCAAAAATTGGAAATATTACAAAAATGTTAAATTTGTCAATTCTGGTGAAAACCGAACGTTCGGTACCGAACGATTGAAAAACGTTTGGGACAATTTTGTCCCGCTGGGACAGAATTGCCCCACTTGGAATAATACATTATAATACATTTTACTGTATACATAATTATTACATAATTCTAAATAATTGTTACAGAATTATTAAATCGTATTTTTTAGGTGGTTTTTTCTGTTTTTCCTCTTGTGTTTTTCTTCTATATTTGAGATAATATCCTTGCCGAAAGGCAATAAAAACAAGGCAATCCGGAAAAGCCGAAAACCGGAAGAAAGAAGGTATCCCATGAAGTACGAAGGAAAAATGATTGAAAAAGCTGACCTGCGCGCCGTTCGTGACCTGTTCGACAAAAGCGACAAAAGCCCCGAAAGCATGAGAAAAGCGTTTTTTTCCGTTGTCCGTATGTATGATAAAATCCCTGCTGAACTTGTTCCCGTTGTGCTGAAATTCGCTTGTTTGTTCTATGATAAAGCCGGAATCGGTTATCATGGTGTTATCGCTGAAATTTCTGACCGTGTTTCCCTGTATGCCGACATTGACGGTTATGTATTTGCAAAAGAATTTTTGCTCCATAGGGCAGGAAATTCTGACATTTACGACAAAGAAAACCGTATAAGCTATGAGAAAAAAACTGGTTGCGGTGATTGGTTGAGAAGTGAAAATCCGGTTTTTGCGGAAGTCATCAAAGAATATGAACGTAAAAAAACGTTAATTCGTTGGGACTATGAATTTGAGATTGAAAGCAAGAAGAACGGAAAAGAAAAATTTTCAATTCACATTGAAACAACTTTTAAAAAGCTGTTTTCTTTCCTTTCAGAATTTGACGGCGGATTTGAAACATGGTGGAAAGAGAACGGCAGAAGCGGGAAAGCAGGTGTATATGTTTGGGAAATGCAGACAATTAAAACAAGCAGAAAAAAAGCCGTTTATCTGACAACTTTTGATACATGGAACAAAACACATTAACAAAAAGGGAAACAAACCGGAAGGAAAAATCCTTCCGGTTTTTTTATTGCAGAGGGGGGGGATACTTTCGTGATTTAACGCGCTAAAGCGCCAGACAAGACCCGGGGTCTCCACACTTTCCACCAACCGGCGATTTTTAAACATTTGACAAAATAAAACCAATCATGCTATAATATTAACAGATGGAGGTGAGCATATGAAAAAGAAATACTCACTTGATTTTTCGATAGTGCGTGACACTGATAGGCTTGCCGCCGTGGAAGAAATCCTCGACGAACTACCTACCAATCCCTCGCCTACCGAACTCGAACAAATGGCCTCCTACATCCTATACGGCAAGGACGAAGAAGGCAAGAATTCAATTTAGAGAAACGAAACAATTGATAAAGATAAGAGATATAAGAGTTATAAGACAAAAGATGATAAGGTACAATCGTTAGATGAAATGATGGAGGTGCCGGGTTTCGATGAGCAACAGTTGCGCAGCGCCTACAAGCGCGATGCTTATACTGTGCCGAAACCATGTATAAAGCGGCCTCGCTATGATAAGATGACGGGTGAGATGATTGACCCCGGCGATAGTGACGTCCCTGGCATGATCGAACAATGGGAAATTATTGATAGATGGTAGAGAATGTTGGACGTTGCGCAGGGCAAGGTTGCCGCGAACGAAAAAGACACTCTTGTCACGGATCCCTACCGAGTTTATCAACTAAAGCATAACCTCATTGATATTCGCAAGCATCAGTACTACTTGAAAGATTCGTACAAACCGACGTTGCACTTCCAAAACTTAGATCACCCAAAACCGCAATTCTACGATTGGTGCGGCGATTCCTTCTATTGGTTAACGAAAGAATAGTGGGAAAATCGCGTCAATCACTCCTATACTAGCCGCATTTCCAAGAATCTTGCGGATTATGAGACTAGGGGGGAGGGGGATAATTTAGAGATAAAGTGGGTGGTATGTGAGCATACGTTTGATTGGGAGAACCCTAAACATGTTCGCGCACTACTTAATCATTATTATACCCTATATGATGCATTAAAAGATAAGTTGGATACTTATGGGCGCACCCTTCTATGGGACTTCGACCGCTACGTATCGTTATGTAATTTTAGCGAATTGCGGCTGTTCCTCATTGACTTGCGGAAAAAGGGCATGGCATATGAGGACATTTTGGATGAAATGCGCGCAAAGTATGCGATGGAATATTCACCAAACTACTTGGTGTCGATTGTAAGTAATGAAGTACCGAAAAAGATTGCCCAGGTTGCCCGCATGATGCGGCTGGAGCAAGAAACTCCGATGGAAGGACGTAAAAAATGTATACATTGCGGCCGCATGCTGCCAATGGACTTACTATTCTTTAGTAAGAATAATGCACATAAGGATAAGTTGTCGAATACATGTAAGCAATGCGACAAAGAATCCCGCATTAGAAGAGGAGTGATCAATAAAGATGGAGACCTCAGAAAAAAAGATCAAACGTTGTCTCAAATGTAAGAGAGAGCAACCTTTAGAGTTCTTCCAATCGACTCCTTCCAAATTCTTCCCAGGTGGACGATGCTATATTTGCACGCCGTGCCTCGAAACGATGATAAAGCAGGACAACTTAGGTGAAGTTGATAGATTGATGCGATGGTTGGACTTGCCATTCGACCTCAACAAATGGACACAACTTTATGAGCAACATAAGGACCATACTTTGACTGCATACTTCAATCTCTTATATGATGACCATTATGAACAATTGCGCTGGATGGATGAAAGCGAAAGATGGCGCCAAGCACGTGCCGAAGGAACAATCGATGACGAGATTAAAGTTCTTGGAGATGCTAAACTCAAGAAGTTGAAGAAAACTTGGTCTGCGGTTTATCGTCCCGAAGAACTACTCTGGCTTGATAATTTCTATAATAAGATTGTTGCCACGCAAAACGTATCTACGCCTATTCTTCAAGAAAAGGCGCGAGACCTTTGTGAGTTACAGCTTGCGGCGAAAAAGATTCTACGTGAAGGCGGCGATGTTAAGAAGATTATGGACTCGATTGATAACATCGTTAAGACGTACAATTTTACCGCTACAAATGCTAAATCTGCGGCCGACTTTGAATCCGTTGGCGAACTAATGGTTTATTATGGTAAGAAAGGATGGCATCCAAACTGGCATACTGAGCCGCAAGACTCGGTTGACTTTATGATGGAAAACATTCAGAACTACTTAAAGAGATTAGTAATGAATGAAGGTAACTTTGCAGAGCAAGTTGAAGATAAGCGTGAGCGTTATAACATGACAGAGCGCTTAGAAGAAATTGAGAACGAGAAAGTTGATATGGATGAAACCGCGGATATTGAGTATGAAGGATCGGCAGAATTGAATCAAGAATTATTAAGCGATGGTGATGCATTCGATGAGTGAAGTCATGATGCGTGATGGAATACCGATTGAGAAAGGTATTACATTAACCAAAGAATTTCTTGACGCAAATCAAGAGCTATTTACGAAGTATTTGAATCTTTGGATATTGTATCCGGACCTATTCTTAGATGCTATACAGGATTCTGAAGATGCAAAAAACTTCCATTTGATGCCGTTTCAGCGTATCTCATTGCGGGCATCCATGCGTTATCGTTATCATTTCTGGACAGCAACCCGTGCAACATCTAAGTCATTCACAGCTTATTTATGCGCGCTTGTACGTGCAGTACTATTACCACGTTCTTCTATAATGATTGCATCCGATGTTAAGGGTACGGTTATTAATATTGCGAAAGATAAGTTTGAGCAATTCTTCCGTCACTGGCCTCTTCTTGAGAGAGAACTTAAAACAAGAGGCGATGATGGTGAAAGTGGTAAGAAATCAAGTAATAACTACTATGAATTGAAATTTAAGAATGGTAGTTCAATTACTGTTGTTGCAAAAGATACTTCTCGTGGTCTTCGTGCTACTGCGGCAATCCTTGAAGAGTGCGCCCTTATTAGTGAAGAAGCATATGTTGAAGTTCTTCAGCCACAGCTTAACGTTAAGCGCCGTGAAGTAGATGGTACTTTAAATCTCGATGAACCTTCTTCTCCACAGACTTTCATTACTACTGCTTCTGACCGTACCAAATTTATGTATGGTCGTTTAATAGAAATAGCCGTTAATGCCGTATTGCGGCCGGACACCTATTTTTGCTGGGGACTTTCCTACGAAGTTCCACTACATTATGGCTTAATTGATAAAGACATGATGTTAGACCAGCGTTATTCAAATACTGTTAGCGAAGACTCCTTCGCTCGTGAAAACTTATCAATATGGACAGGTAATAGTGATGAAGCATGGCTTGATTCGCGCAGACTCAATAGACACCGTTCATTATTGAAATGTGAAAGAAAAGCTACGTACTCACCGCAGAATCCTAATGCATGGTATCTGCTTGCGGCCGACATTGGCCGTTATAGCGCAAACACCGCTATAATGGTTATTAAGGTGCTACCCGGGGCGCAGCGTTTCAAGAAAAATGTCGTATATACTGAAGTTATTAATGGCGCGAACTACATTACAGAGCAAGCACCACGACTTAAGAAATTGATTCAGATATATCAGCCACGTGAGGTCGTAATCGATGGTAACGGTCCTGGTATCGGTCTGCTCGATGCTATGGTATTGCCGTCCTATGATAAAAACACTGGTGAGCAATTCCCAGCTTATTACGTCTTTAACAATGACCATCACTTGCCGCCGGACTTACACGAACCAAA